GCACGGCGTCTCTGCCTTCGGGATCCCCAGCACTTGGCGTACAGGATCCTTCACCTCCGGCACCTTCGCAGCCACTGCAAAGACGAACCGGACCAGCGCATCCACGTGCTCCTCGCCCGCGGGGGTCTTCTGATGCCGCACGCACTCCTTCAGGTCGTCCATGATTGTCTTGACGAACGCAGACATCAGCTCCTGCGGGATCAAGCCCCGAGCAAACAGCTCCGAGACGTAGACTGCAAAGGTCCGCTTCTTCTCCTTCTGCTTGGTCCACGCAATGATCGCCTCTGCGTATCCAGCCTCCGTGTGCTGAGGAACGATGGTCACATTCGTCTCTGCATAGAGCGTGTCAAACATCATGACCTGCACCATCAGATCCTGACGGGCATCCGGGTAGGCAGAGGCAATGTCCTTGTAGGCATCCGCCATTAGCGGGGCGTAGAAGGTCTGCTGGATACCACGATCAAACAGCAGCGTGGTCACTCGGAGACGGAACATGGAATCCCGCTTGTCCAGCTTCTCCATGATGGCAACCATCATCTTGTCGTAGGTCTGCTTGGTCAGCTTGTTGAGGAACGCATTCACCTCATCGTAGTCCGCATCGTCCTTCTCACGGACCTTGCGGTGGACGGCGAGCATGGCCAACTCTCGCCAGTTGGAGGCCTCTTCCGCAGGTGCACGTCGCACAATCTGCCGACGGAAGGACGGCTTGAAGGAGATCTTGAGAGTGGAGATGGTGTTGCGGATGACATCCGAGAGTGCCGGGCGTGGAGAGGAGCGGAGAGAATAGAGAGTGGCGACGTCCATTCTGTCCTTCTCTTCTGTTTAGACAATCGTATCCGTTTTCTACCAATGGGCAATTGCTTCGGCGTGGACCAACCTATGATGACTGTCGGGATCAAGACTGTTCGTGCCTCCAAGTTCAAGGACATTGAGACGTTCAAGGATGCGCTGCGTGCGGGCGGACACATCGTAGCCGACGACGAGCCACTGACGTTGTTCAAGGCAGAGATGCTGACCTTCGCACCTGCCTACACCAAGTTCTACTTTGTGGATGCAATCCGCTACAAGCAGACAAGCATTCCAGTCCGCAAGCTGTACGGCAAATAAAACGGATTGATAACCTCGAAGAAGAGTAGAGGGTGGTGAGAATGTCTGACTCAACTCCTATGCCGAACACGTGGGTCCTCTGGTATCATGACCCGAACGACAGCAACTACGCCGAGTCTTCCTACACCAACATCGCCACCCTCTCCACTCCAGCAGACTTCTGGACCGTCATTGATGCCATTTCCAAGGATGCGTGGGAATCGGGCATGTACTTCTTCATGCGTGAAGGCTACCGACCTCTGTGGGAGGCACCGGAGCACATTCGAGGCGGCGCCTGGAGCAAACGAGTGGATGCCAAGGACACCTGTGAGATGTTCATTGACGCAATGGCTCACTGCTTTGTGAATGGCTTTCTAACCAACTACAAAGAAGCGATTGTGGGTGTCTCCGTCTCGCCCAAGGGACAGTTCCACATCATCAAGGTCTGGAACACGACCACCAACATCACGGACAAGAAGCTCTTTGCGCCGAGCCTCAAGATGAAGTCGGCGGACGACATCGTCTACAAGGCGCATAATACACGCCCTAAGTGAAGGGCTCCGAGCGTCCCAAGTAATCAACAAGCACACTCAGAGAACCACCAGATAATCACGGCACACATGCAGGTATGGGAAATCACCAAGATGACGTTGGTGGTCTCGTTGCTCATGACAGCGTGAAGAGATACTTGATCTGATTTAAGTCAGCAAGAATTTCGTCCCGGATATTCAGCAGATCGCTATCCGTCTTTTTTAGTGTGCGAGGCAGCTTGACCGACAGCCACTGGTCTGACCGGGCAATGAAGGCTCGAACACCCGACACCGTCAGATTCTTCAACGGGTATGTCCGATTCACTTGCGGACGTCCGTAGCGACCCATATAGGCCTCTACGAACATATCAATACTCGTGTCCAGCTTGGTCACCAGGTCATCGGTGGCCTTGTGCTCTGCAAAGGACTTGGTCTGCCAGTGGTAGAGCTTGATCTGATCTCGGATGTTGAAGAAGATCGCCACAATCTCACCACCCTTCTTGGACCGGAACGTCTTTCCCCGACCCCCTTGCAGTGGCTTGATGTTCCTGCGCGTCTGTGCCAATGCAATTCCCGACGACACATCTACGGGAGGTCCCGGAGGAGGGACAACCGGAAGACCCGGAGGCTTGGGCGCAACCACCGGAGTCGGTTTGGGAGGCAATACGGGGACCGTGGGAACACTCGCATAGAGATCATCATTGGCATCAGCCGCCGGTACTACCGCTGCCGGTGCTGCCGGTGCCACGACGCCTACGTTGGACTGAAATGCAGGTGGTTCCGGACGCAGCGGAAGATCGTCATCTGCATAGAGGTCGTCTTCCATTATCTACCTCCGAGACGAGTTTTACGCTGTCGATGCCGGAAGAGGCATGAGGCACAGCTTGATATCGCCCAGGTCGGCAATGACGTAGCGGATCATGAGGAACCAGTCGTTCTTCATGTGCAGCTCCAGGTTGTTGGAGAGGTTGGAGCACTTGGTGAAGAGGACCAAGTGAGGCAGAGAGAAGGAGCCACTCACAATCTCGGTGGACTCGTTCTTGCTACCCAGGATATCCGTGGAATCTCCCATCGTCACCGTCTGCGACGCAAACGGACCCTTGCAAGAGAAGGTCAGCGTATTGCCCACGTTCTTGATATCCACCGTCTTGGCCGACAGCAGGGTCATGTCGCGACAGATCTTCTGGAAGTCCAGGGACGGCATCGTCTTCCACGTCGGGAACACCGTCTCCGGCATCGTGATGTCCGACTCATCGCAGTCCAGCAGGTTCAGGCGATACTTGATGCGCCGTCCCTTGTCGCCGTTCTCAATCGTGATCGTCAGGTGATTCGACTCCAACTTGGAGACCGAGAACTTGATCGTGTCCTCGTTCGTCACCGTCTTCACGATGCGATAGAAGTGATCCGTGTTCAGTCCCACGCTGAGCTTCGGGGCCGTGTTGTTGTACTCGTACTGCTCAAACTTGTTCGCATACAGTCTCATGTGAGTCAAGACTGTACGGGAATTGTCCATGGCGATCATGCGGATGCCATCCTTATCAAAGACAAGGCTCATCTCCACCAGCATCGACTTGAGTCCCTCGGCGAGGGTGCGTATGGGCCCCGGCTGTGCAGTACGTGCAACTACAAGGTCGTCGGAGCTCATTTATGTATCCACGAGGCTCGGTGTCTAAGTTCTTCTACGCATCCTTCTTGATGAGTTCGTCATCATAGGACACTCCTGTCTTTATTAAGAGGGTGTCAATCATATCAGAAAGCTCGGCCCATTTGCCTTGCTCCACGAGTGGCTCCACGGGCTTCCACCATGTCGCGTGCTTGCCTTCGCCGGGATCCACCATTTCCTGAAGGCGCCCTAGATTGTAGCCAAATTGGAGGTACTTGAACGGCTTCCCCTCCTTCGCCCGCTCCGCAAATCGCTTCAATTGAGAGACTGCGTGCTGCACGTGGTTGTTTCCACCGCGCTGCCGGCGACGTGTCTTGCGACGCTTCAGTCCAGCAGGAAGGCAGTTAAAGAACTCCCCCTTGCTGTTCGTGCGGTAGTCGTAGACGTCGTAGCCAGGGGAACACTTCTTCTTGGCAGCCCGGAGGCGGGACTTAAGTGTCTTGCGACGACGTCCACCGCCGTTCGTTGGTCTGAAGATGATAAAGCCAGTTGAATATTCGGGGCGATCTACGTGTCTCACCATGAAGGGGAAGTCTGCAGTTAATTCCCTCCGCCATCCATCTGGAGTGAAATTGGCGATCCTATCCAACGAAATCATCATCGTAGGAAACACAACCATACCAGTGGCCTTCAGTTTTGGACGCGCATTGGCCAGAATGTCATAGAGGATATTATCGTAGTTGTCCTCACCGCGGAGCACGGAATAGACTGGACAATGCTCTCCCCATACGATCTGAATCGATCTGTCTGGGACATCTGACCACTTGTTCCGTTCCATTGTGGCGTCTGGGCAGTCTACATCCACAAAGTGCGCTTCATCACTCACTGTGCGGATGGGTTTCTGATCCAGTGTAACGAGATCTAACGGATCGTCGCCCTCGTTATCATATCTCGGCTTGAATCCTGCGGGACGTCTACCTGGTCTGCAGTGGCAGACGAAGACGAGTTCCCTATCAGGAGGAACACTCATTACTACTCGGTATAGGAAAAGATTGCCAAGGAGAAGAGACTCATTCCAATTGCCAGCCACTTGAGACCCTTGATGCTCTCGCCAAAGAAGAGAACTCCGGCAAGTGTCACCAGGATATTGGATGCCAAGTTCCAGATCAGGTTCGTCACAACCATGTTGGAATGCGTCATCGCCTTCAGGAAGACATACGGTTCAAACGCATAGAGCACGGTAGCAATCGGAAACCCAATCGCATACGCCAGCTTTCCTTGGTCCACCAGCTTGAGTGTCCCCATCATGCTGATGTCAATCAGCGCCATCACAACGCCAAAGACGATGGGAAGCATGTCAAACCTGCCCATCTTCCAAGCAACCGATTTGATTGCTCTGTCTACGAAGTCCTTGGGAACAGCCATTACTTCCTAGGGAGATAAGGAATTGCCAACAAGCAGATCAGGACGATCAGGATCACGAAGTCAAACGTGCCGACGACCTTCTTGTACTTGATCGGCAGCGGCTTGGTGCCCGGAGGGACACCGCCGTAGGGTTTGAGCCACCCGACGAATGCTCCAAGCAGGGTAGGGCCTAGCTTGTCATTGCAATCATAGATGTAGTCATACCACGCCATAAAGACGTACGCAGCCATCGCCAGCACGAACCCAGCCACAACCTGATGCTGCCAGGCCTTTGCGTGCGGGGCGAAGTACACGAGCAAGACAAATGCTGCAAACACGAGGCACTTCTCATTGAGATACAGTGGAGTTCCAAATAGTCCGCCACCCATTACTTGTGGCGGCGAGTTTTTCCGTGCGACATACGAGCTGACTTCTTACGAGACACGATGCGACCCCACTTGTTCATCTTGAGGTCGGCCTTCGTCAGCCCACCCGTCGTGTGGTGAGCCGTTCCGTGCATGACTTGTGCCCGAGATCCGATAGCCTTGACGTGCATTTGTTATACGTTGGGATCTTTTATTGCCCATGCAGGGCACATGACATAGGATGGGTTCACGGTGAAGTCCTCTGGGTAGATATGAACGCCGGGGTTTGCGAGTTTGAGGAATCGTCCAACGTTTGATGTCGCGTCTGACCAACAGGACGACGACCGCAGACAGACCGACAGTCCAACAAGCATCTCCTCAGTCTCTTCACGAATCTGCCGAGGCGAACGACGTGTCCCATGGAACGACCCACGCTTCGTAGAGGGTACGGTGCACACGATCCGTGCTAATGGCAATGTACGTGCGGCCTCCTCGACAACGCCGTAGTCGTCGGTCTGAATGAAGAACGTGCTCGTATTCGAATGAGGGATCAACCGAACAATATCCGCAAACGAGATGTAGTGTGCTTCTTCGTTGAGTTTGTCCCCGCGCCGAACAAAGACTGCAATGTAGTCGGGCGGCATAGTTGCGACAAGAGCGTCTACGCGGCGGCGCAGGTCGGGCTTCAAGACAAAGAGCTCTCGAATACACGTGATGTATTCTGCAAGGGGGAAGTCGGGCTTGTAGAACCGAGCGAGATCACACCCGACCTTGATGGGGTTGTATAGCCTTGGAAGCAGCGGAGGAGGCCGAAGTGTGACGAAGTAGTCATGCCATCCCTGATCGTAGGCGTAAGACCAGTGGGAATGGGTAATGTAAAACGGCGACCCCATCTTCTTTGATGCAATGTAGGCATTGCACATGATGAAGAAGGTTGCAAAGAACCCATTCGTGTGATCGAGACAGAATACCATTGGGCGACCCATTACTTCTACCTTAACTTAAATCGCCCGTTAATGAGCGCCCTGCGGACATCGGGCTGACGTGGTGTGGCGGGTACCGCATCCACAAAGGTGGCGCCATCCACTTTGCCGCAATGAAAGCTCTCTGTGAACGGAAACGGGAACTCCATGACATGCTCACCATTGAGGGCACGTTGGTTGCTGTAATGAACCAGTAAGCGGCTCTTTACGCAGGGGTACACATACGATCCAAGGAAGCTTTGGTCTACACCATCCTTGCCATATCCGAGATCAATTGGATTCTTCAGGTAGAGGTCAAACAGATCCTTGATGCCGACACCGGCTCCCTTGTGCATCCCCCACATTCCTGCGAGGATCCTTGCATTGTGCTCATTGTGATCACGAATAACGTGTGCGACGAACTGTGGTTTGCTCATGAAGTCATTGATTGCCCACCGATCCTTCCAATGTACACGACTATCGGCATCCCGGACAAACATGGTCTCCACGTCGGGATCCTCAATTGCAAAGAGGCGCTCCAAGCGATTGATGGTGCCCAGTTTGCCAGTGTGCTTGAGGACGACATTCGGGAAGAGCGCAACCTCCTGCAAGAACCCCGAGTCGACGTCCGGCGACACGTAGAGGTAGACCTTCCAGTCAGGATAGTGAGTCGCAATCAGATGAATGTTCTGGACAATCGGGAGCGGGTAATACCTGGGATTCGGGGGTCCATATAGGCAGAAAGAAAAGACCCTTACCATTATAATGATATCAGGAAAGGCATTCTCGGATCTGTGTACGTGGAACTACGACCCAAGATATCGGCAGAGACCATTCATGCACTGGGGATCCCGGCCAGGAGACTGGGTTTTTATCAATGGAGAGTACCTTGAACAGTTCCTCAGCATCCGTCTTGCAACTCCCAAACGCTTCAATCTGGTCATTCACAATGCAGATCAGCCCTTTGATGCCGCGCGTCTTGCACGGACACTACCTCGAGCTCTCCGAATCTATGCCATCAATACGACCGTCCAGCACCCCCAGCTGACGACCATTCCCCTCGGGTTCCCGGACAGTGGATTGCAGCATATCACAAACATCCGCCCATCCGCCAACCGGCACATCGAGATCTACTCCAACTTTTCAGCCGGAACTAATGTGGTGGCTCGTGCCGAGTGCTTGAAGGCATTCGAAGGCGATCCCCGGGTTGTTCGCAAGGATCCAGTGGGACGATCACAGCCTGAATACTACGAGGACATGTGCCATTCCAAGTTCGTGCTCTGTCCTACGGGTACCGGGCTTGACACGCATCGGGTCTACGAGGCACTTGCATGTGGGGCAACGCCGGTTGTCTTGCACAGTTCACTTGATCACCTCTACGCGAAGCTGCCCGTGTGTATCCTTGATAAGTGGACGGACCCCCTGGTTGTTCCAGACGGAAAGTTAATGCTGAACGCAAGAGAATGGCTGACGTCGTAAAAAACCGGTCTAAAGACGTAGCCCTGTAACTACGCAATGGGTCGCACCGCCGTCATCACTGGGATCACAGGTCAGGACGGTTCGTATCTCGCCGAACTCCTGCTCGAGCAAGACTATACTGTGATCGGTCTCGTTCGCAGGTCGTCGACACAGAATAACGAGCGGATCAAGGGTATTCTCGGCCACCCCAGGCTCCAGATTGTTCAGGCAGATATGGGGGATTCGACGTCGATCATGAATGTGTTCCTTCCGTTGCGGGATGCAGAGAGGATTGAGGTCTATAATCTCGCAGCCCAGTCGCAGGTGCATACGTCCTTTACACAGCCCGAGTACACTGCAGAGGTGAATGGGCTGGGTCCCCTTCGGATCCTGGAGTCCATTCGGCGTCTGGGTCTTGCAGACAAGACGCGATTCTATCAAGCATCCACGTCAGAGCTTTACGGCAAGGTGGTGGAGACGCCGCAATCAGAGACCACTCCGTTCTACCCTCGCAGCCCCTACGGTGTGGCCAAGCTCTATGCATTCTGGATCGTGAAGAACTACCGAGAGAGCTACGGGATGTTCGCATGTAATGGCATCCTGTTCAATCATGAGTCAGAGCGCAGGGGTGAGGACTTTATCACTCGCAAGGCGACGACCTCGATCGCCAAGATCTACTCGGATCCCAACTTTACCCTGGAGATTGGGAACATGGATGCCAAGCGCGACTGGGGTCATGCGAAGGATTATGTATACGGAATGTGGCTGATGTTGCAGCAGAGCATTCCGGATGACTTTGTATTGGCGACCGGTGAGACACACACTGTTCGTGAGTTTCTGGAACTTGCATTCAAGGCCGCGGGTCATGCGATCACGTGGTCGGGAAAGGACACGGATGAGGTCGGACAGGACGAAACGGGTCGCATCGTTGTCCGCATCAATCCCAAGTTCTATCGTCCGGCCGAGGTGGATATCCTTGTCGGCAGCCCAACCAAGGCGAACATCGTACTTGGATGGTACCCAAAGATCTCCTTTCCTGAGCTCGTCGAGCGAATGGTCAAGCATGATCAGGAGAAATCGTAGCGCGGAATAGCCTTGCCAGTCTCTCTATCGTAGCACACCTTGACTGTGGCGTCAAGAGGCGGTATCTGGGTTGCAAGTGTGTAGAAGGAGCTATTTACGAGATGAAGCTGACGCGCATGTTTGATCGTATCACAGTAGTCGAGGAACGGTTTGTTCACGAACTTCTGTGCAAGTTCGTACCAGATATGACCCTGTGAATACTGGTTTATATTTGGATCGAGAGTGAGGATCTTGTCCATATCCCACGACACGATCGATGTCGTGGCTTCGGATGACTTTGTCTGTACGAACACGTACTCTGCATTGCTCAGATGACTGTATAGAATGCGCGACCCGGGGAGCGATGGGAGCGAGAAATGCGTAGTGCGGATCGAGCGAGGTAATCCAAGATCATCGTAGAATTCCCCGGGAAGGTCGTCCATGTTCACATGAGACGTCGGCTTCTTATAGAACCCGCATTGATAGACACTGGTATACTTTCCAGGTGGTATCGGGAAGCACGTTCCTCTTGACGTGCTTGTTGGAAACACGCTATAACCATTCTCAACGGTAACGAGACGAACGGCCGGTACATCCGCGTACAATACGGATAGCGTGTTAACATTTGTCGTCTTGCAAACGACGTCTAGATAGTCATACATGCGAGCAAGATACCTCACAGCTCCGCTTAGCCAAATCTGATCACCGAGTCCCAGGTGTCCCAGAAACAGTGCGATCCTGGGCGTTGTGTTGCGGTTGGCCATAGCTAGGTGATATCCAAGGTGTCTGATCATTATCCTGTTCTAAGAGAAATCGTAGTGCCGCATAACCTTGCCCGAGTATCTATCGTAGCACACCTTGACCGTAGCATCAAGAGGCGGTATCTGAGTTGCAAGTGTATAGAACGAACTGTTTGCAAGATGGAGCTCACGTGCATGTTTGATCGTATCGCAGTAGTCGAGGAACGGTTTGTTCACGAACTTCTGTGCAAGTTCGTACCACGGGTCGCCAGGTGCATACATGTTCACGTTCGGGTTGATTGTCAAGGTCTTCTGTATGTCCCACGACACAAACTCGACGCTACAGTTGGATGCTACCGTGTGTGCAAAGATATAGGGTTGATCGCCAAGAGTGCGATAGAGCTCAAGGGATCGCGGGAGAGCCGGAAGCGCAAAGTGAGAATGCCGCACGGATCTGGGTATGCCCATATGATCATAGAAGGCACCTGGCAAGTCATCCATATCAACCGGTCTGTTGTACAGGTCTCTTGTAAAGGCGCATACGTAGATGTCTCTATACTTTGATCGGATGTATCGTCGGAGGTTGTCGTCAACGCGTCGGATGGGAAGGAACTTCACAGAGGGCACATCCGAGTAGAGCTGTTTCAGCGTGGGGAGTACGGTCATTGAACAGAACAGATGGGTCTCGACATACTGGGATGCGATATAGCGTACAGCACCGCTCATCCAGATATGATCACCCAACCCACCCGGACCAATAACAAGGGCATCCTTGTGTCGACTCAGAAGACGGTTAAGCATTGTATATATAGATCTACTTGTATTCAGAGTCGGGTATGCTTGACAGCTTCACGACCACATGCGACTCTGGAGTGGTCTCTACGAAGTTTCCGAATGGCCACAGTTGGCACGGACGATCAAAGGAGAAGGTGTCATACTCAAATGCGATGGAATAGAATCTCGAACGATGCACCTCGGGATCTACATCCAGCTGAAGTAGACAGTGCAACTCTCCAAGGCTCTTCTGCTCCTTCAGACCCGAGTTCTCTGCATTGTTGATCATTCTCTTTGCTCGGAAGCGTTTGCGGTTCAGATCAAAGATGCGCTCCGACACAGTCACAAAGTCGGGCTTGGATGGATCAAGTGTCTCAGTCAAGTCCCAGATCTCCTCGTTCACCTTCGTAATGAAAGCATACTCAAACGGGTATCTTTCCTTAAGAGCGACGACGGGTGCCAGTGCCTGAATCTCTTGCAGAACCGCGCTGCGCTTGACGGGCGACATGATGCGACGATGCTTGATCTCGAGAATCGAAAGCTTATCAAAGGCTTCTCCCGACGACACGTCTAGCAGCATTACATCTACTTGGCCGAATATCCAATAATCTCAAACGTAGGAAGGGGGAAGATCAACTTGCCACCCGCCTTGAGGAACTCGGATTCGCGATCAATGATCTCTTGCTTGAAGTGCCACGGCAGAACCAGGAGATACTCGGGCGGCGAAGTGCGCATCGTCTCCTCACTAATGATCTCAATACCCGTAGAGGTCGTACACCCAACCTTCTGCAGGTTGCGCTCAACTGCATACTTCACACGATCCGGACCAATACCCGCATATTGCAGGAGACAGTTGCCCTTTGTCGACGCGCCATAGATATAGGTTGACGCCCCCGTATTCAGGTGTTTCTGGAGCTTTGAAATCTCACCATCACATCGATCCATAAAGGAGCCGTACGTCTTTGGGTCTGCAAGGTGCGCCTCCCCATCCAGGAGTGTCTGAACTGTACGCGCGTCCTCCACCCAGCGCGATTCCTTCTTGGCTGCAAAGAATCGGGTGCTCCCGCCGTTGCAGTCATTCAGACTGACGCGCACAATCTTGAATCCGGCAAGGTCGAGAATGTGCTTGATCTGACGAACTCCATAGTACTCCACGTGCTCATGGCAGATGGTATCGAAACTATTGCGCTCCAGCATCGTCTTGATGTAGCTCTGCTCGAACGTCCACAGACCCTCTGGACTGAGTACCGAATGAATATCACAAGCGAACCGAACAGGATCTGGGAGATCGTAGAACATGGAGATGGACGAGACAACCGCAAACGTGAGTCCAAGCGGAGCAATCACTTCCTTGCTAAAGTAGGTGGGAACCAGTGTAAGGCCATCATACTCCGCTGAAAACTGCTTACCCGTCGGATCACATCCAACGCGCGTAAGGGTGTTGGGGTACATCTTCAGGAACGTCGCATCATTGCTGCCAATGTCCAGTACAGCATCTCCATTCTCAGGTGTCGCAAGGAGCATAATCTCGTCATTGTATTCACGCAAGTGGGCTCGCATCGTTGCGCTGATCCCCGAACGGTAGCCATACATGTGCTCATACATATCTGACCCGGCGACTAGATCCCGCAACTGCACCAGACCACATGTCTGGCACATCATGAGAACGATCGGGGTTGTTCGAGCAGGAGCCTCACCCACCTTCGGGAACCTAGACGTAATCACCTGATGCCCAAGATCAATTACATCCACACACGACTCGGTCTTACACACTCGACAAGTCATTATATACTGTGTAATTCAAAATGTAGGTGGGTTTCCACGCACATTTTGTTTTGGTTTCTTGGTTGATTTCTTGTGCGAGTCCTCTCGGAGGTCTCTAGTTGCTGTACGCCAGGCCACCCATGCCGCTCATCACGCGGAGCACGTTGTAGTTGACGGCGTAGACGCGCACCTGAGCCGTGCGGCCCGAGCGGACCGTGTTGACGGACACCGTGAGCTGCAGCGTGGCCTTGTCGATACGCGAGAAGTTGCACGTGCCAGACGGCTGGTGCTCCTCCGGCTTCAGGGCAAACGAGTACACGTTGATACCCTGGGCCGGCGTACGCGTGTGGTGCTGGTACGGCTGCACACGGGAGAAGTAGCGTCCCTCGCGCTCCGTGAAGCGGTCCTGGCCGTTGAGCTGGAGCTTGGCAACCTCCACCGGGTTCTTGCCCTCGCACTTGACTCCAGACGAGAGGATGACCTTGGCGAGCAGGTAGTTCGTCGTGTCCTCGAACACAAGCGCCTGGTCGTTGCCGCCCTGGCCCAGGTTGGTATCGAGCCACGACGCGCCACTGAGCGACGGACCCACCTGGGTGCCGAGACCCTGGATGAAGTAGGGTCCCGAGGGGCCCTCACCGCCAATCGTAGGAACACCCGGGGTGAGGCCGGCGCCGATCAGCGCACCGCGGCCCAGGACGTCCATCACGATGCCCTCCGTGCTGAAGTCGTCCGTGTAGTTGAACGGCTGGCAGCCGTTGACCTCAACGATGAAGCCCTGGTTCGGGGTGCAGTCGACGAACGAGTCGCGCTGGACGACCCACACGAGCTCCTTCACCGGGTGGTTGAAGTTCAGCTGGATCTTGTTCGAGCTCGACGTGATC